AAACGCAAATATTACGTCAGATGCTACAGTAAGTGCTACTTATGTAAGAATAAGAACAGGCGAAGGTAGTATTACTGCTGACGCTACAGTAAGTTCTGATATGATCCGCATTAGAACAGATAGTGCAGATATAGAATGTATTGCAGAAGTAGAAGCTGCAGGTGGTGTTGTTTATGAAGGTCATGCTGAAGTCAATGCTTATGCAGACGTTGCATGCGTACCTTTTGCTATTAAAGTAGGCGAAGGATATATTACTTGTAGCGGTACTGTAGTAGCAAGCGGTAAAATATTAGGTGAAGGATGGATAGATACATCTTACGACACAAATACATGGTCAGCAATTTCTCCAGGTACAGAGACATGGACTGAAGTAACTGCAGGACCAAATACATGGGTTGAAACAAATTTTAACTCAAATACATGGAATGACATAACACCAGGTAGTAATACCTGGAATAATATTTAAACAAAGGAATTATTATGCCAAAGGATAAAATTAGCCAGTATGCGTTTACACCGGCTGCTAACACAGATATAGGTGGAATTAACATTGATGAGGGTTGCGCACCTTCAGGTATTAACAATGCTATTCGTACACTTATGACACAGATCAGAGATCTGCAAGCAGGTGTGAGTGGAGATACTGTTCCGCTTACAGCAGGTGGTACTGGATCAGGTACAGCAGCTAGTGCTAGAGCAGCATTAGGTTTGGCTATTGGTACAAATGTCTTAGGCTATGTAACTCCAGGTGCGTCTGGTAACATTTTACTATCAGATGGTTCTAATTGGACAAGTGTTGCACAAAGCGCAACAATTACATTAGACACCATTACTGGTGGACCACTAGCTTTAGCTAAAGGTGGTACTAATGCTACTACAGCAGCACAAGCTAGAACTAATTTAAACGCACTAGAATATGTAACAGCAGGCGCTACAGGTAATGTGCTTACATCTACAGGTACTGGTTGGGTATCTCAAGCTGCAGGAGGTGGTGGTCAATTTCAAAATCAATTATTTACAGCTCCAGGCACTTGGACAAAACCTGCATCATGCACTCAAGTTAGAGTAATTGTGGTGGGCGGTGGTGGCGGAGGTGGATCAGTAGGAGCAGGAGGGGTTGGTGGTTTTGCTATAGCTATGGTGCCAGTATCTGCGCCTGTAGCTATTACTGTAGGCGCTGGTGGTGCAGCCTCTCCTGCTACTACAGGCGGAAGTGGTGGAACTTCATCATTTGGGCCTGCGGTAAGTGCAACAGGCGGTGCTGGAGGAACAAGCTCTGCAAATGGCGCTAATGGAACTGGCACAACTTCAGTAGGAACTGAATTAAAAAGAAATGTTGCAGGCACTGTTAATTATAATGTTGATTATGGTCTTAGCAGTTCTGTATTATTTTTTGGAAATGCAAGAGACACAGGGCCGGGAAAAAGCGCTGCTATAGCATATTCATCTTCACTAGCTGAATATGCCGGTGCTTCCGGTCGAGGCATCCCCACTGCCGCAAATAGAGCTGGCGGAGTAGGCGGTGCAATTTTAGTAGAATTTGTAGGATAAAAAGGAAAATAATATGAAAAATGCTCTTATAAGCCCAAATGAAAGTCCAATTCAATATGTTTCAGGATGGACAACGGATACACCTCCTAAACCTATTTATACACCTATTGCTAATTCATGCAGAGTAGCTGAAGTTGAAACTCAAACTTTTGAAGTATCACTACCTTTATTTTGGACACCATGTGCTGATAATGTAGTAGCCGATCAATGGTATTATAATACAGGTGATAATGAAATTTATCCTGTGCCTGAACCAGCGCCTTATCCTGATTAATATGATATAATGTTTTAATGGATACTATAAAACAATTTCAAGATAATAAATACGTTCATTTACAAAACTTTTTAGACAAAACTAATTGTCAACAATTAACAGATGAACTAAAAAAATTGGTAGGTGAAAATAAGACAGTTAAAGACGAACAATGCCCATTATCAGATGCAGTACATGGGTCAGAAGTATTTGATAGTCTATTAGAGCAATTATTACCACACTTTGAAAATGCAAGTGGTTTAAAACTATACCCAACTTACTCTTATGCAAGACTTTATAGTCAGCATGGAGAAGAATTAAAAAACCATAGAGATAGACCAGCTTGTGAAGTATCAGTTACCATTACATTAGGTTTTGAAGGTGATGTATGGTCAATTTATATGGGAGACCATGAAGATAAAACAGATGGCACTAAAATTGAAATGGATGTTGGTGATGCTATTATGTATCGTGGCATGGACAAATGGCATTGGCGTGAACCTTACTTTGAGGGAAAATGGCAAGCCCAAGTATTCTTACATTACGTAGATCAAAATGGCCCTCATGCTGAATGGAAATATGATAAGCGCGAGTCATTAGGTTTAAGTAAAACAATATGTGAGCCTATACAACAATTAGATGTATGTTATGTTATGCAAAAAGCTATTTCTAAAGGTTTTTGCGATACATTAATTAAAGAATACTCTAAACCTGAAGTAGAAAAAGAATTACCATTTATTGGTGAAGGTAGTGATCTTAAAAAAAATATTAATTTAGATATTAGAAACGTTCAAAGACTTCAATTGCCATTACATGCAGGTATAGGCGCTACATTAACATCATGCGCTTTAAGTATAAACCATCAATATTGGCAATATAATATTACACACTCTAACCAAGCTGAATTTTTAATGTATGAGCCAAATGGTAAATATGAAGCTCATGTAGATACATTTCATCAACACGGAAATGAAACAAGAAAATTAACTGCAATAGCTATTCTTAATGATGACTTTGAAGGCGGTAAGTTTTACATTATAAATAGCCATGAAAAGATATATCCTCCACAAGAAAAAGGGGACGTAATAGTATTCCCATCATTTATGGTTCATGGCGTTGAGCCTATCACTAAAGGGGTAAGATATTCAGTAGTCACCTGGATGGTTGGCCCATATTTTAAATAAGAGGAAAGTATGGCAACACAAAGAATTACTTTTAAGGAATGGTTACCTGACCAGCCTACAGTATTAGACTGTCTCACAGATGCAAAAAATGTAGCACCAGTTGCTGTAGGATACGCTCCTATGATGTCAGCAGAAGAAATATCTAATGCTGCATCTGAAGCGCTTAATAATGCTTTTGCTGGTAAATTTGGTGCTACTACAGATCTATTTGCAGGTGGCGCTACAAAACTATTTAAGTTTAACTCAGGAGATACAGACTTAGATGATGTATCTAAGTCAGGTGGTTATACAGGATCAAATAGATGGAACTTTGTTCAATTTGGTAATGTAGTATTAGCTGCTAACGGATCTGAAAAAATACAGTCATGGGAATTAGGTAGTTCTACTGCATTTGCTGACGCTGCTGTTAATGCTCCTACAGCTAAATTCATTACAGTTGTACGTGACTTTGTAGTAAGTGCTAATATTGGCTCTGACTATAACAAGGTTCAATGGAGTGACATCAACGCAGAAGGTTCATGGACTGCAGGTGGTGCATCTCAGGCCGACTTCCAATTGATCGCCGACGGCGGTAATATACTTGGGATCACAGGCGGAGAGTTTGGCTTAGTATTATTAGAAAAAAGCGTGGTTCGCATGTCATATATTGGCTCACCATTATTCTTCCAATTTGACACTATTTCACGTAATGTAGGATGTAATGCTGAAGGCTCTGTAGCACAATACGGTAACCTTACATTCTTCTTGTCAGAGGATGGCTTTTATCAATGTGATGGAACTACATTAACAGCTATTGGTGACGAAAAAGTAGATAATTACTTTTACACAAATGTAAATATCTCTCAACTTTCAAAAATGAGCTGTGTTGCTGATCCTATTAACAAACTTGTTATATGGAATTATTTTAGATCAGATGGCACTACAGAAATGCTTATCTATAATTTTAAATTAGCTAAATGGTCAAGAGCAGATAGTACTGCTGACTATATTTGCTCATCTGCAACATCCAATTTAACACTAGAAGGTCTTGACGCATTTGGCACTATAGACACACTTCCAGCATCATTAGATGATCGTTTATGGGCAGGTGGTCAGTATGTATTTGC